ATGAACGGCTTGGGCGCGACATCAGCGCGGGCATCTCCAAGCCTGCGGCTGCCGAGTTTGTGCCCGAACTCCAAGAACGCTCCGTAGAACTGGTCGCCCTGATACCAGCCGTCGCCGACCACCACGCGGACGCCCACGCCTTGCTTGCGTCGCTTGATGGCTCGCACGCGGATGTTCGCGCGGAGGCCGCCGGTCAGCACGGGCGCGTTCGCCTGCGCCTCGGTGCGGATGACCTTGGCGCCGGCCCGCAGCGCCTTACGGAGCACCTTGTTGGCGCCGGTGCGGCCCAGGGCGGCCAGCTTACGCTGCAGCGCCTTCTCGCCAATCAGGTTGAGCGTTGCGAGTGCCACTAGCTGGCCTCCTTGCAAAGCAGATCGAGGGCGATGTTTCGCTCTTCAGGGTTGGTGATGGCGACGATTTCGAAGGTGCGCGAGCCGTAAACCACCCGCATCTTGGGCGTTACGCCGGTCATGTAGCGGATTCGCACGCGGTGCGTGACCTCGGCGGCGACCTTGGAAGCTTCGAAGAACTCGCGGCCCGACAGCGGCTCGATCGACGCCCAGCGGGTTGCCAGCGTTGAAAACGAAAGCACCGCCTGCCCATAGGAGTCCTGCGTCTCCGTGGCCGACTGAATCGTCACGCGATGGCGTAGCTCGCCGATCCTCATGACACCTCCGCGATTCGGTTCATCCAGAGCAGGGCGTCGACCGCGGCAGGGGCCTCGGACAGCGACCCGGCGTCCACCACGCCCTCGCGGTGCTCGTACCAATGGCCGATCAACAGCAGCATGGCGTGCTTGATGCCCTGGGGAATCTCGCCAATGAAGTGCGTGCCGGTCCCGGCTCCGGTGATGTCAACGGCCGCGCCGCCCTGCGATGTGGAGACTTGGAACGTGTTGTTCGTAACCGTCAGCACGTAGTAGTCGGTCGCGGTGGACAGGCCCGCGGGTAGCGCGCCGCCGCTGTTGGTGAAGCGGATGACGTCGTTGAGCGTGTAGGCGCGGCCGTAGGCGGTGATCACGTCCGTCGTGGCGTTGGCCGTGAAGACGCTGGCGTAGCCGTTCACGTGCGTAACCTGCACGCAGTTGGCCTCTTCGCGGTAGATCGGCCACGTCTGGTTATAGGCGAGGCGAACCACCGCAGGCTCCGCGAGCGTGTCGGCGGCGTAAACCGACGTGGCGAGCGTCTGCCGCGTGCCGTTGGAGTCCACGTAGGTGATGCCGCTCACGGAGACGGTCGGCGGGGCGGGCAGCCGTAGCTCACAATCAAACTCTTCAAATGTCGTTTTGATGGTCTGATCCACGAACTTCCGGTTCGTGTACTGCTCGGCGTAAGCCCGCGCCGCGACGATCAGCGAGGTCACGTAGGCGTCGTCGTCAGTGAAGCTGGTTTCGAGGCGCAGGTGCTTCTTCGCCTCGTCCAGGTGCACGGGTTCGGCCTTGGGTTGAACTGTGACGACGGTTGCCATTACTTGGCTCGCTTGCGGCTCTTGGTTTGCGGCACAGGGTCGGCGGGAACTTCAACGGGCAGCTCGGGCAACTTGGCGGCGGGCGGGGCGGGTGGGGCAATCTCGCCGTATCCGTTGCGGACCAGCCAATCACGAAGCGTTCCGTTCGGTTCCAGCAGCGCCCCCTTGCTGTAGGTCTGCCACGCCTTCAACAGACGCACTTTCGGGTTCGTGTTCATCGAGGTCTCCTTGTTCGGCTTCGGTCGTGATGTCCACCGCCGCGTTGGCGATGGCGATGATGGCGCTGGGGACTCCGTCGGGCTTGCAATGCCACGCGACAAACTCCACGTTCTCAATGGGCTTGCCGGTCGCGGCGTCGATCACGCGCGTGCTTGCGGCGGTGCCTTTGCTGACAATCTTCAGCTTCATCGCACGCACTCCTTGGGGATGCCGCGCTCGAAATACTCGGACGTGTCGAGGTAGACAGGCTTGAAGTCGCGGCCCGGCACGGCGACCTTCTCTTCGATGTGGCCGATGACCACGCGCGGCGCGAGATAGACCGTGTTTCCGCACGCGGTCCATTGCTGCCAAAACTGGATGTCGGGGTCGGTCTTGCCGCTAACGCCATCACCGCCGGTCGTCCAGCGTCCGTTGCCGTCGGGAATGCCGAGCATCCACGGCTTGGGCATCTTGGCGAACTTCTCGGCGCGGAAAAGCGTCAGTCCGAAGTGCCCCGACGCGATGCGGACCATGTTGCGGTCAAAGTCTTCGAGAAACGCCTGGTTCTTTGGCTTTCCGTCGGGACCGACCAGCCCGAACATCGGCAGGCCGCCGCCGCGGCGAGACTGCAACGGCACAATGGCGTCGGCTTCGGGGTAGGCGTCCATGAGGCGGTGCAGCTCGAGCACGTCGGCGCGGTGCATGGCTGTGTCGAAGTCGAGCGTGAGCACAAACTCCGGGCCTTTGGCGATGACGCTTTCGATCGCCTCGCTGATGATCTGGTGCCAGTAAGCCCCTTGGTGGATCTCGTAGGGAATGCCGAACATCGCAGTGTTGGCGTTGCGGAAGTGGAAGATCGGCCCGTGCCGCGGGCATGAGAGCACGCCGATGGTGCGGTCGAGGCGCGCGGTCGGCGCTGACGGCTTGTAGCCGGTCAAGGCGAGCCAGCCGTCTTTCTTTTCATGCTCGGCGATGCGCTCCACGCCGGCGTTGGCCATCAGTTCCACAAGCAACTCGCGGTCCATGATGGCTTGCGATCCGCCGTCGTCGCCCATGACGGCCGCCTGCACGTTGATGGGCTTGCCCGCGAGGTATTCCTTAGCCAGCCATTCAAAGTCATAGCACTCGATGACCAGCCGCCCGCCTGGGGCGAGTTTGGCCACCCAGGACTTGAGCGTCGGCAGGATGTCGGCGCGCGGGATTCGCTCCACGGTGCGGTGTGCCTTGATGAGGTCAACCGAACCGTCTGCGGCTTCCGCCAACTCGGGCGGGGCCACCTTTTCGAAGCTGAAAGTCGGCATGTTTGTTCCTTGGGTCATGCGGTTCTTTCGAGGTCTCGGACAAAACCCCCGCGTCGGTTTCCCGGCGCGGAGGCGGAACAAGGGGAGTGATGCCCGTTAGACAATCACGAGGGCAGAGACGCCGGCGCCGGTGGCGCTGGTGGGGGTGACGTTGGCGCGGGACAGTTCGCCAATCGCCTGGATGACCTGGCCGCCCGCAGCGGTCGGGGTCGCCGAGAGCTTCAGGTAGCGTTTGCGGCCCTTCAGGTTGATGTGGAACCGCGCGATGGTGGCGGTGCCAGCGGTCGCGTTGTCGGGGATGGTGAACCCGCTCGCGCCGTCGCCCGTCAGCGAGGCGATGGCCTCGGTGGCGTTAGTGTCGTCGCCCTCGGTGAACTTCAGCACCGAGGGGTTGTCCGTCGCGGCGGTCGTGGTGCCGAGGATGACGCTGACGGTCAGGTACTCGTAAGTGAGCGTGTCCACGCGCGCGGTCGCCGTCGCGCTGGTGGCGATGGCCGAGCCGGGCGAGAGGATCACGAGGGACTTGGCATTCTGTGCGTGAATCATTGGAGAGAACTCCGTGTGTGCGTGAGGAAACAGACAGCCGCGCGGGCGCTACGCGCCCACGCGGTTACGGGGATCAGGAGGTGAAGCCGATGAGGCCGACGATCGGGCCGGCCGTGCTGGTGTCGCCGAGGTCGTGGACAACGATGTCCACGCGCTCGGTTGCCTTCAGCGTGATCTGGTCTTCGGCAAACTTGTAGCTGTCGTCGCGGCGGACAGCGATGCCGCGGCGGTCGCCCATCGTCGAAGCGAGCGTGAGGTCGCCAAAGAACAGCATCGGGAGGTTGTTGAGATTGCCGGTGCTAGTGGGCAACACCTGCGAGACGACGATCGGGTAGCCGAGATACGAGCCGCCCGTGCTGCCCTGGAGCGTGCCGACGGTGTTGCCGCCAGCGGTGGCCAGCAGTCGGTCGAACACGAGCGACTTGGCGACGCCAGAGCAGTAGAACTTGGCGTTCTGCATGGCGTAGACGGGCAGCTTGCCCATCAGGGTGGCGAGGTCGGTGGCATCAACCTCGGCAAACGTGTCGTGGCCAGCGGTCGCGCAGTCGATCGCCGAGGCGGTGTTGGCGCTGTCGAGGATTCGCTGCGTGAGACCGTAGACGCCGCCGTAGGTGGAGGTGCCGTCGCCGGTGAACCCGCACTGGTCCTCCTTCAGGGCGAAGGAGTAGGCCATTTCGGAAGCGAGGTCGTCAATGATGCTGATGACCGCGTCCTGATCCAGCTCGGTAGACAGGTAGGTCAGCACGCCGAGCTTCTTGGCCACCAGGTTGACCTGATTGAAGCTCTTGTCGCTCGCGGTGATGGCGGTGTTTTCAGCCGTGAAGTAGGCGGTGAGGCCGCCCGTGCGGCGAGGCATCGTCATCACTTCGCGGCCCATCGCAACCACCTTGGTGTTGCGGCGGAAAACGCCATATATCTCGCGCAGGTCGATGATCGTTTGCGACATTTCGTCGGGGACGATGGCGCCGCCGGCGGTGTTGACGCCTTCGGACATGCTGTTGCGGATGTCGAGGCCGAGGTTCATCGCCTCGCGCTCGGCGCGGCGATCGCCGAAGATGGCGGCTTTCATCCACACGGCCGACTTCCACGCATCCTGTTCGTTCTTGAACGCCTTCAAGCGGCCAAAGCGGTAGCCCTTGGGCTGCGCCGGGACGGTGTGGGGTTCGTTGGTGATGGGGTCGGGGCTGGACTTGGGCGGCGTGGTCTTGCCGAGGGCGCTGATAGCGGCATCAACCTGGGCGCGGAGCTTGTTGTCGTTTTCGATGCGTTCGATCTGCTTCTTCAGCTCGTCAGCCTCTCGGAGGAACGTCTCAACGTCCGCGGTTTCGGCGTTGGTGAGCTGGCGGTTTTCTTTTTCAGCCTTGGCGATGACATCCTTCGCGCACTTCGTCTTGTGCGAGAGGTCGTCTTGGAGTTCAATGAGGGTCTTCACGTCGTGTCTCCGTGGCGACGGAGAGCGCGACGAACGACGTGGCGAGCCGCCGCCACAAGGTTGCTTGTGGGGGTCGAGCGTCGGCCACGCCTCAGACGTGAACGGGCTTGTTCTTCACCGCTTGGTGTACGCCTCAGGCGCACCACGGCGGCGAAAGTATTCGGTTAACTGATAATCATACGACACTAGATTAGAAAAATCAATACTTCAGCCGATGATTGGTCCGGGCGGCTTGTAAGCCGGGTCGTTGTACTTCGCCCAGGGGAACTGGTCGCCCATCGAGATGTCGCGGCTGTAGATCGGCGGCAGGCCCGTGTCCCACTTCGCGCGGAACTTCTCGTAGGCGGCCTGCACGAGCTTCATGCGTTCCGCGTTGGCGTCTACATCCGGGGCCTTGACCCGCTCGTCTCGAATATGCCCGGCGCCCTCGTGGTAGAGCCATGCACCGGTCGCGCAGAGCAGTTTGAATCCGGCCCTCCGTGCCCGGATGCCGTAGTCGGGGTCGCCGAAGTAGCCATAGAACTGCGTGTCGAGGTTCCCGATGGCGTTGATCAGGTCTCGCTTCACCAGCACGGCGTCGCCCGACAGAAAGTCGTCGCTGGCGTATGTGCCACCGTAAAAGTGACGGATCACCCGGGAAAACTCGGCGACATCGTCGTATTTTCGGGGCACAAACCGCCGCGGCAGGGGCGTGGTGTAGTCCGGGTGTGAGTCGCACCAGTTCGATGTCCCTCGCACGATTCCAGCCCGTTCAACCTTGGCGACATCGAGCACTTCAGCCACAAAATCCGGCGTGATGATCATGTCGTTTGACAGGAAAAACACGTCTTTGGCCGGGTCGGAATGCTCGATTCCTATGTGAAACACCCCGGTGTAGTGGTGGCGTTCCATGCAGCGCAACACTGTCGCATCGGCGTACTTGCTCATCACGCCAGCCATGCAGTGCTCCGCTTCAGATGCGTCGTCAATCAAGATCAGGTGGGGCTTGAACCCGACCACGGAGCACGAATGCAGCATCGACTCGATCGCGTTGATCGTGCGTTGGCGGCCGGATCGCGCGGGGATGATGACGTCAAACATAGCCTTGTTCCTTATTGTTACATCGACAAATCAACGCCGTGATCTGCGCATGCGGCGCGCAGGCTTTTAATCTGTGTTGGTGTGTATTTGTGTCTTTTCGACCACATAACCCGCAACGCCACGCGCGATTCATCTTTGATGTAGTTTTGAAAAGCATCGCCAGACATGTCGTGGTTCACCATCACGATCATTTTTATGCCGTGTCCAAGAGACACGGCTCGCTGCACCAAATCAAACTTCTTCGCTGTTACTTCTGGCGATACCATCTTGTTCCTTTCTTGGTTTCAGCGTCGATATTCCCGCCGCGTGGCGAGAAAGTGGTTTATGTTGGCGATCTGCTCCGCGAAGTTCAGGGGCTTGGGCGGCTCGGGTGCGGGTTCATGGCGGGGGGCGTTGCGGAAGCGGGAGAGGTCGAAGCTGGCCGCCATCCGCTTGGCCGCGGTAATGCTATCGGCGAAGCCCAGGCTCTTCGCCTCCGTCGCCGAAAACCACGTCTCCGCGTCCATGTAGGCCCTGATTTTGTCTTCCGTGGCCTTGGTGCGAGCCGCGTAGGTAGTCACCAACTGAGTGCCCACACGGTCCAGTAGATCCGCCTCCTTGCGCATGGTCGCGGCGTCGCCGATGACCAGCGACCAAGGGTTGTGGATCATCATTGAGGCGTTCTCGGCGATGTTGATGGTGTCGCCGGCCATTGCGATGACGCTGGCGATGCTCGCGGCCACGCCGTCAATGCTCACGTCTACCTTGGCTTTGTGCCGGGTAAGCAAGTTGTAGATGCTCAAACCCTCAAACACGCTGCCGCCCGGGGAGTTGATGTAGACGTTGATGGTCTTCACATCGCCCATCGCGGCGAGGTCTTTGGCGAACTGATCGCTGGTCGTGCCGTTGCCCCAGCCGCCGCCGATTTCGTCGTACAAATAGACTTCGCCGGTGTTATTGGCGGCGTTTTTGATGCTGTACCAGTTGGTTTTGGCCACGATCAGGCTCCTGCAAGGTTGGTGATGAGTTCGGCGAGGTTGTCGATTTCGGTGCTGGCCTGCGTCTTCGCGCGGACTGTCGCCCACTCCGCGACGATGCTCGGCTCGCGCATGTTCTTCACGGATTCGGCCACGTGGCGCTCGCAAATCGCCTTTGTTTCATTGAAAACAGCCTGTTTTGCGGTGTCGGTAATGGGTTTTTGGCTCAGGATGGCCCACGCCGACGCGGTGAAGGCGTCCACGGTGTTCGTGATGCGAAGGTGGACATGATCCGCGTGGCTTGCGTAGAAGTTCTTGGCCCAATCGGCGAACCCCGACCGCTTGCTGGCCGACCCAATGCGGTCGGTTTCAATGGCCAAAATCCGGCCAAAGTCGCCAGCGAGCAGGTCGGAGTACACCGGCAGGATGGCTGAAATGCGGTCCATCGCGTCCAGTGACGGCTGGGAAGGCTCGTCGGGAGAGGAGGGGTCCGGGGCGGGCCGGGGCGATGCGGCCCCGCTGGCGGGCTGCGGCGGGCCGTGCATGGCAATCTCGGCGGGCACCATCGCGGCGTTGATGAAGTGGACATCACCCTCATCGCCGATCGGGTTCAGCCCGTTTTCGCGGCGGATCTCGTTGATGGTGATGGCGCCGATGTTGAACAGCTCGCGCTGGCGCGTGCTGCGGGCCGCCATGTCGCCCTGAAGCAGGCCCTGGAATTGGTGCTCGGCGTGCAGATCCGGCTCGCGCGGGGAAATCAGCTTGCGCTTGATCTCCTGGTCCCAGCACACGAACCACGTATAAAGCGCGTCGCCGACGTACTC